GCAAATAATGGCACTTACAGCTACAGATACAGCAACTACACCTACATACTCGTCTATGACAACTGGCGAGCAGAAAGCTCTCTCAGGTACAGTAGCTACTAATGTAACTAATCCAACAGTTCCAGAGTCTGCAACCCAGACCTATACAAGTTTACTATCAGGTTCTGATTATTTACAAAGTACTGCCCCAACGTCTGAAAGCTTCATGGGCGATACGACAGATGCCACTGCTTATACTGGAACTACGCAGGATGCAAAGGCATCTACAGCAACTGCATCTACTTATACAGCCAGTACAATAGGTGAGACACCTACTGCCACTTCTGCTACAGGAGCTGTGAACTATACCATAGACCCTGCAACTGGTCAAATAACCCACCCTGCATTAGGTGCAATTGGACAGGTAAGTGAACAAGATCTGGCAGCAGTACAGCAAGGTACTGTCTCTATGGAGAGTCTTGTTCAGGCCGCTACAGAAGATCCAACAAGATTCAATATAAGTGTAGATGATGCTAGGGCAGCTCAGATGTCAACAGTATCAGGAACAGCAGCTACTGGAACTGCGGCAGCTACTGATCTTGACTATGCCAAGCAGCAGATGAACTATGAAGGCCAGATAGTCAAGGCCGCTGAAGAAGGTAACCTAGATCAGTACATGCTACAGCAGTCACCTGAAATGGTTGCTGCACAGATGACTGCAGTTACTGGTGAAGCTGCTCAAAGTGTAGCTGCTCAGATTGACATCAATGCCGCAATTCAGGACATTAATGCAGTACCTGCACAGATGCAAGCTGCCCTTGCTGCACTACCAACGGAAGCTTTGGTAACTACACAGATGAATACTCTGTTAGCTGACCTCGAAGGTGGTAATACTCCTTCTTGGGCGCAACCTGCTATATCTAATGTAGAGGCAATGCTTGCAGCCAGAGGCATGAGTACTTCATCCATTGGACGAGATGCGTTGTTTAATGCCATCATTCAAGCAGCTATGCCAATGGCTCAGCAGAATGCTCAGAGTCTTAAAGAACAGGCATTTCAGAATCAGGGATTTCAGCAAGAAGCTAACAAAATCAATGCACAGTTCCAACAAGAAACAGGAATGATGCTATCTACGAATGTAGCTAACTTCCTTGCATTGAATACCAATCTCCGTCAGCAGATGAACATGGCTAACATGGACAAGCGTCAGCAGATGGAACTTGCTAATCTTGAATACATGAATCAAGCTAATGCTGCTAATATGACATCGGAGCAGCAAGCTAACCTTGAAAACCTGCGTAGCAGATTGCAAGTAGATCTAGCTAATCAGGCTGTAGGCGCTCAGTTTGGTATGCAGAACCTGCAGAATAGACAGCAGGCTAATGTACTTACTGCCCAGTTTGCCCAAGAAGCAGGCATGGCAGAGAGTACAGCTATTGCTCAATTCCTTAGCCAGAATACTCAGCTTCAACAGGACATGAATAGGGCTAACCTATCTAATGAACAGCAGATGCGTATGGCTAATCTGGAATATATGTTCCAGACCAATAGAGAGAATATGACTGCTCAACAGCAGACAGCTCTTGAGAATATGCGTAAGGATTTGAATGTAGCTACAGTAAATCAGCAAGTAGCTGCACAGATGGGATTGGCTAACTTAACCAATCAACAGCAGGCTGCGCTTACCAATGCACAAACCTATGCAAACATGGATGTGCTTAACCTCAATGTAAAGCAGCAGACTACACTTGCTAACTCCCAATTCATGCAGACCATGAGCTTGCAGAACCTGAACAACCAACAACAAGCTGTTATGCAGAATGCTGTTAGTTGGGCTGCAATGGATCAGCAGAATCTAACTAATGTGCAGCAAGCTCAGGTAGAGAATGCACGTAACTTCTTACAGATGGATCTTACTAATCTGTCAAATGAGCAGCAGACTGCATTGTTCAATACACAGAACCAATTACAAACACTATTATCTAATCAGTCAGCACAGAATGCATCAAAGCAGTTCAATGCCCAAAGTCAGACACAAGTAGATACATTGATGGCACAGCTTGCTACTAACGTATCCTTGCAGAATGCTGCACAGTACAATGCTATGAGTCAGTTCAATGCAAATACACAGACTCAAGTTAGCCAATACAATGCACAGATGGAGTTTAACCGTGAACAATTTAACTCACAGATGTATGCACAGTTAGAGCAGAGTAATGTGAATTGGCGTAGGCAGGCCAATACGATTGATACGGCAGGATTGAATGCTGTCAATCAGGCCAATGCTATCAATGCCTTTAACCTCTCTAACCAAGCATTGACTTGGCTATGGGGCGATATGAGAGATGCTGCTAGTTGGGCATTTCAAGCAGCAGAGAATGATCAGGAATACGATCTTCGTATGGCATTGGCTGCGTTATCTAACGAACAGGCAACTGATAAGTTATCACTTGACACTTGGAAAGCGGTAGGTTCATTCATCTCAGCGGTATTTTAAACTATGGAAATACAGGAAGTAACACCAGACAGAGCAGAGGAAGCTGCCAACTATCTTGATAATTATTATAACGAAGTCAAAATACCACTGACTATAGATCGTGAAAAGACCTACAACCAAGTAGTAGGAACTATATTTAATGATCGTGAACAACTCCTAATTGCCGTAGAGAACGGTAGTATAATAGGGATAGCTTGGAGTTATGCACTTGAACCATTCTTCTCTAATGACATCACCGTAGAGAATCTTCTGGTATATGTCTCTAAAGATAAAAGAGGCGGTATGGCAGGGCCAAGATTACTTAGACACATCAAGAAGTGGGCTAAGGATATAGACGCTAAGATGATAAAGATCGGAACCATTAGCGAAATTAATACATTACGTACAAAGAATCTATTCAAGAAGATGGGATACCGTGAAGTAGGTTCTCATTTTATATCGGAGTTATAATTATGGGTGGCGTAGTAAAGGCTATTAAGAAAGCTGTTAAAGGCGTAGGTAAGGCTGTTAAAAAGGTCGTTAAAGGCGTAGTCAAGGTAGCCAAAAAGGTCGTAAGTGCCGTAGGTGATGCTATGGGTAAGCTTGGGCCTGTAGGTACTATAGCTCTTAGCTTCATTGCACCATACGCTATAGGAGGTATGGCAGGATCTAGTATAGGTTGGGTTAGTACGATAGGCAAGGGATTACAAGCTATAGGAAGTACAATAGCTGCCCCTTTCAAAGCAATTAGCTCTGCCGCAGGTAATCTGTTAGGTGGTGCTGCTAAGAGTCTAGGTACATTCGCATCTGAGGCAGGTCTTAAGACTATCGGTGAAGGTCTGATGACTATTTCTGATAAGATCTATACAGGAATAGGTACTGGCATTGGCGATGGTGTCTCTGATGCATTCACCAAGACTTGGAATGGAGTATCGGAAGCTTGGGGAGCTGCCAGTGATTCTTTTGCATCTACTATGAATGGAACAGAATCTGCAATTAAAACATTCGATACAGTCCAAGGTGTAGATGACTATATAGCTAAGAACCCAGATGTTACATTTGAAAGTGATGGAAGTTTACTAAACAATTCAACTGGAGAGGTTGTAGGTCAGTTCAGCCCTAATGACTTTGCTCAAGGTCAAGCCTCTATGCTTCAAGAGCAAACAGCAGACTTTGGAGAATTTGGAAATGCATCTACATACAATGCAACCGTTGCTCCAGAAGGTGAACTCTTAACCTCTGGTCTATCTGATGTATCTCCATACGATAATGCTTCAGCGGTTGGTGCTCAAGGTATTTCACCGGGAGGTCAACAGCATGAGATGTTGCTTAATCAGGAATACTCCGTGAATCCACAGACAGGTGCTATAGACCCTGAATTATCGTTTGGAACTCAAGAGATGTACGATCAAGGTATGCTGCAATCTTCTACAGTTCAGGCTTTAGGTGGAGTCGAAGTAGAGCCTGAATCTACTTGGGATAAACTTAAAGATGGACTTAAGTCTTTTGGTGCATCAGAACTACCAGATGCTTCAGGCTTACTGGCATCTAATATAAGTACTTCAGGCTATGATCCATTAACCAGTGACTCCGCTAATGGGCCGGGATATGCAGGACAAGCTCAGAACTTCTATATGCTTGATGCCAGTGGTCAGGTAGTTCAGTCAACAGGTCAAACTGGTATTATGGGAAGTATGGAGTATGCAAGACAAGCGGGTTCCCTATTGAGTACAACTGGTAATCCATATAAATACAGGTGGGCATAAGTATGAATAAACAAGGTATAACAGATGCGAGTTTATTTCAAAGTCCTACACCCGGAATAAGTCTAACAAACGATCCTGATAATCCTAAGCCTTTTGAAAAAGCTCCTGAGTTTACTGATGTAAAGAAGGCTCAGGAACATCTATTTGAATCATTGGTAGATCCCGACAAAATCCCAACGCTACTAGAGATCATCAACATGGGAGTTCCACTAACCTCTATAGCACAGTCTATATTGTTTGCAGGCTTTAATAAAGGTAAATGGAATCCTGATCTCTATCTTCTGCTTATAGAACCTTGCATCTATATCCTACTTTTCATATGTGAGCAGTCAGGTGTAGACTACGTACTTAGTCCAGATGATAATGTTGAAATAGGCAAAGCAGGTGAACAGCAGTTCATGAAACATATTACCAGTGGTAAAGGTATCGCCAGAACCTTAGGTATTGATCCTGAAAAAGCTAAGATAAACTTACCTGAAGAAATTACAAGAGGTATTGGTGATAAGATCTTTAAAGAAACAGCATCTGCCCCGTCTATGTTAGGAGGTATGGCATGAGTTCAGCACTTCATGGATTCGTTCAGGGATTCTTAGGTGGAGAAACTAAGGAGATCCGTGATCAGGAAGAAGCAGATCGTGTACAGGCAGAGAAATACGAGAATGCCTTATTCGAGATGAAGATGAAAGGTCAGGAAGAACGTAGAAAGAAACATAAGAATGTAAGTGAAATGTGGAACAAGGTAAACGAATTAAGGAAGGATGATACCAGACTTGCACTTGCTACGTTTGCTAAAGCCAATGACATCCCTCTTGAGACTGTATTATCATCTATGAAGAGTGAGTTAGGTGATGATGAAAAGCTTGAAGCTAATCTTGGAAAGATGGACAAGTATCTTGACAACGCTTATAAAGCATTCAAGGATAGACCAGAGCCTACGTATGACATAGATACCCCTGCAACTCTGAACTATAGAAGGGCAGCAGATAAACATGCGCTTGGTGGATTCCTCAGGGATGCTTTTGGTATTCGTGATACCACATCACCTATGACACCCTATGCGGCACATAGCAGAGCACTTGATGAGTTCTATAAGAAAGAAGCTGAAATGGATGCTGCTGAAAGACCCACAGATGTTGAGGGCGGTGTTGGTTCATTCTACGGTAAAGTCAAGGATGGTAGCAAGGGTGGTTTAGATGCCTCTAAGATTGAACATAGACCAACAGGCACACCTGCAGGTGAAGATCCTAACTTCAAGTATGAAATGCTATATGTAAAAGGTACTGATCAGCCGGTATTGAAAGCTGATGGAACTCCTATGTATCGTAAGTTAGATAGTCAGGATATACCTCCTCCAGAGTTTGCGACTCAGGCTGCTGACGTTGCAGCTACGTACTGGAAAGAGAAGGATGCAAATCTTGATAAGTATGCAAGTAAGCATGGTATTGATGTAGAGACTATAGCTGATATTAAGAGAAGACTTGGTGAAATGTCTCCATCTGAACAAGCTGAACTTGAAAAGAACTATGGCTATTATGTATACAAGAGGTCAGGCGGTAAGATGACCATTGATGCATTTGTAGAACATATTGCAAGTGCGGTCGGTGTAGACATATCCTCATCTCCAGAAGATATTACCAGTACAGAAAGTACTTCAAGTATGGTTAAAAGATCTATAAATGGAGTAACTTATTGGTTTGATCCAATCACTAAACAGAACCTAGGAAGAGTAGTAGAATGATGGAACCTAATGCACTACCTGAGACTGAAGCATTACCTTCTTGGGATGAGACAGAGCCAGTAACCTCTACTCTACCCTCTTGGGATGAGACAGAACCTGTAGTTGAGAATGATCCTTCAGATATAAAAGAAGTAAATGACGATACCAACAAGAACGTCATGTACAATGAAGGCTATGCAGATACTCTTCCAGATAAACTCAACTTTGGACTATTCGAGGTAGATACCCCCGAAGGTCTTGAAGCCCTTGTATCTGGTTTTAAACATGGTGCATCTGATACTACCAGAGGTGTTCAGCAGATACTTGAGCTTAATGAAGATTCATTAGCTTTGGAAGAAGCTGAAATGAACATGCTGTACAACTCCGATAAAGGTGGTTGGGCTAGAACTGGACAGGTGTTAGGTCTTATTGCAGATCCTGTAGGGTTTATTGCACCTTGGTTAGCTGTTAATAAAGTAAGAAAAGCCTATAAGTTCCTTGACACTGTAAATGATGTAAACAAGGCTACAAGAACTACTAAGATAGCTACAACTGCAGGAGAGGGAGCTATAGCAGGTGCTATAAGCGGAGCAACATCTTATATAGATGAAGAAAGCGGAATGAACCGTTGGACATCTACTGGTATTGGTGCTTTCTTCGGTGGATCTGTAGGTGGACTTGCAGGTAAGTATGTAGATTGGAAAGGAGCTAAGGAAGCAGAAGCTTCTTTAAACTCTTTCAATAAAGATGTTGCATCAATAATGGTTGAGCAGGATAAGACCTATACTCAAGCTGTTAAAGAAGTATTCGACCTCTATCCAGAACTCCAGAATAAGATCAAGCAAAGCTCAAGCTATATTGATACAACACCGACTAGGTTTAACAGTAAGGAAGAGGCTCAGATCTTCATAGATCAGAATGTAAACTACAAACAACATTGGAGAACTGGTAAGCCATACTTTGATAAAGCCTTTGGACTTCTATCTACAAGACTTGGCAACTATTCACAGACTGCTTCTCAGAAGCTTAAGATGATTGACTTTAATAGTCAGAGTTGGGCGCATGAGTGGAAGCAGGGAGTTAAACCATTTGAAGATGTATTTAACACCATAATGAAGAAAGATCCTGCATCTGCTGAGAAGATAACCTATGGTTTGTATACTCAAGATTTCAGGATAGTAAACGATGAACTTGAGAAGTCCGGCATACCCGATGCTATAAAACACTTCAGCGATGCTCAAGTAACTTTAAACAAGATCTTTGATAAGGGTACTGAACTTGGCATGTTCAAACCTAACAGTAAGATTCAAGACTACTGGCATAGAGAGGTTGAGGATTATGATGGCCTTATCGCTCATCTTATGGATAAAGAAAAGGACAAGGTTAAAACCAAGTTCAATAAGACAGTAGAAGAGTTAGTAGATGATTTTGTATCAGGCTACCAGAAAGATCATAAGTCTCCACCATCAGAACATCAGATAAATCAGTATAAGCTTGCACTACTTACAACCAAGAGCAAGAAGCCACCTACCATTAACTTAGGCTATGGCAAGAACCGTAACATCACTGTTACACCTGATATGATGAAGTTCTATAAAAAGCCACTTAACGCTATAGACTCTTACATCCATAATGCGGCTATCGATATGGCTAAGGCTGAATTCTTGGGCGGTAAGAATGGAATAAAGATTAGCCAGTATGGTGATCTTGATGTTGGTGAAAGTATAGGTAACTTCATGAAGTTATCTGATGATTTTAAAGACTTGAAACCGAATCAGAGACAGGAAGTTGCAAGCATCATTGAAGCTCGTATGATGGCTGATAAGATGAATCTACCATCTAAACTTGCAGCGTATAGGAGTCTTACACACGCTTACTTGTTAGGTAATCCATTCTCTGCTCTTACTCAGCTTGGTGATCTGTATGCTCCTATTTACAAGAACAGACTTGGATCACTTGTTGAAGATGCTTTTAAAGAGAATGTAAGGAAGAAAGGTGGATCTCCTGACTTCTCTGTTCAGGACTTTGGATTTGTAGATACAGCTATTGCAGAAATGGAGTCAACTGGTAGTGTTCGTAAGTTCACTAATAATATCTTAACTGCAGGTGGTTTCAATAAGATGGATCACTTCGGCAAGAAGGTATTTATGAATAATGCCTATAGTCAACTTGAAAAAGCGGCTATGGATGGAACAAGTAAAGAGGCTAGGTATTTCTCCAATAAGTATCGTAGACTATTCGGTGATGATTACAATACCGTAATTAGAGAAATACGTAATATGGAAGATGGCGGTAAGCTTAGCGAGAAGGCTAAAGCTATCCTCTATATGGAGCTTTCTGACTTTCAGCCTATAGGTCTTTCAGAGACTACAGAGCTGTATGCACGTTCTCAGTCATTCAAGGCAGCTTACTTCCTTCAATCCTTTACCCTGAAGATGTTTGATGTTCAGCGTAGGGAAGCATTCAGACTTATGCGTCTTGGTGCTGCCAATAAGGATTCCTCTATGATTGCAGAGGGTGCTAAGAATATGACAAAGCTTGCCCTCCTCGTATCCTCTACCAATATGGGGGTAAATGCACTTAAGGATTGGATCAGGGGTAGAGATACCGAGATGGAACCTGAAGAAGTTCCATTGGCATTTGTAAGGAATCTGTTCAGAACATACGGTCTAGATCCTTTTGTATTAGAAAGGGAGATCCTAGTAAAGAAAGATCCGGGTGGCGCAGTAAAAGAGTTGATCACTTCTGGCCCCGGTGGACTGTTTGCACCTATCAAGGATGCCACTAAAGCCGCTGCAGGTACTACTGAAAAAGATGCTTGGGGTGTTGAGCATTGGAAGGCAGACCCAGATGCTATCGCTAGATTTGCACCAGTTGTAGGCCCAGTTATGACAAACATGCAGTGGGCTAGAGATACTTTAACAGATTGGGGGATAATGCCAGAGGTTGAAGAAACACCCACCGAGAAATATAACAAGCGTAGAGAAGATGAAAGAGCGCAGATACGTAGAGAGAACTTCATGCCAGATGTATCATCGTATGCAGAAGGCGGAGCTGTATCGGACGTACAAGACCCTAGGGCTGCTTCACGTATCCAGAGTTATCAGGATTCAGTAGACGCTCAGAAACAGGTTGTAGGGCAACAAACAGGAGAAGGAGCACCTACCCTACCTGCACCTACTCAAAGTCCCGTTACAGGGCAATCTAAGCCCATTACACAGGAAATGAGAGATGCCTCTACACCACTTACACGTGCAGGTGACGCTATCCAATCTGTAGGTAAGGAGACTTCAGGGAATGCAAGTGAAGAGGGGTACATTCCTGTAGTAAGTGAAATGAGGCACATCCTTAAACCATCTGCTGAAAGCATAGGCGAGGGTGTTGCAAGATCTCAAAAGCTGTTCACCGAAGATAATTCTGACTTGAATCAGGATGATATAAGAACCATCGGTTGGGCTGCACTCGAAGGTACTGATCTGTTACCACAGAAAGCTGCTGCAACTGGGGCAATTGGAGCTATGACTAAAGGTGCTGATGATATTGTTAAAAGATTCAGAAAGACTGCAAAAGGTACTGATACATTCAAGGGTGATGTATGTCATGGGGAGTCCTGCAAGGCACTGGGTAAAAGGCAGAAACCAACAGACCAAGTACTTATCTTCAATGAGGGTAAACACTCTATCGTTGTAGATGATAAAGGTAAGATAGTATCTGATAATCCTATGGGTACTTATGATCCAGAAACGGAAACCTTCACAAGCGATGGCTCTATGGGTATGAAAGGTGCTCAATGGAAGCTTGATAAGAAAGTATCTGCCAAGGAACTGGATAGTCCATTTGAACTGGATGCGTCTAAGCACGATGTACCTGTAGTGTCTCAAGTATTCAAGAATCCAGAATACTATATAGATAAGAAGAATGTAAAAGCCTCTATAGTCGAGATGACTCCTGAAGAGTATTTTAGTAAGGTTGATGAAATCTTCAAAGAAGGTGACCCTGAATACAAATTAGGAGAATGGAAGATTGGTGTAGATCAGGAACGTGTAGATCGGTATGTAAAAGACATGAAGAATGGTGATAAGTTTCCAATGCCATTCTTAGACTATAGAAGTCCTGACTTCCCATCTCAAGAAGGCAGACATCGTATACTGGCTGCTTCAAAGCTAGGTCAGGATACTATCCCAGTGGCTGTTATAGAACGTGCAGATCCATCAATGCCGTATAGATATGCCGAAGGTGGAGCGGTTGAAGTAGACAGAGACGCTCAGCGTGAAAGGTTTGAGAGCATGATGAGGGAGAAGGAAGGTACTAACATGGTTAAGCGTATGTTAGACCCTAAATCACCTTCATTGAAAACCGAATATGGCGAAGAGACTCACAGGATGTCTGCTGAAGTTCTTGAAGATGGCAGGTGGGTAGTATTCCCTACAATTGTAGATAAGGGTGATGGTAAACTACAGAAGCTAGTAAAGGATGATAAAGATCGAGCAGGTAGAGAAGCAGCTCTTAGACATGCAATGCAGACTGGTGAATACTTTGACTTCGGTGATGATAAGGAAGCTGCATTGACGTTCAGTGGAGCACCTTACGATAGAAAGACCGGAGCAACTAACAGCTATAAGGATACTGCCTTGTGGGGAAGAGGTAAGGGTCTGACTAAAGGTAAGACCACTGGAGAAAGGGCTAACCAAGCTAAGAAGATGCAGTATAAGGCCGAAGGTGGAGAGATTAAAGACAATCCTGTAAAGAAGCTAGAGGCAGGACTGTACAAAGATGACGCAGGTCAGTACTGGAAAGTCAGTGATAATGGAGATATGAAACTGTATGACTTCAGCTAAACCAGTAGGTAATCTTACAAAACTAAATAAAGTCCCTGTAGGTAAGATCAAGAAAACCTCCTTTGCCGAAGTAATAGATATTAAGGTCAAGGAGGCTGTAAAGGCCGTACCTCCTCAGGAAGTTATTATCAGGGAACAAGCTGCACCTCCACCTCCTGTTGAAAGTAAACCTGAGCTTACCAAAGCTGATGTAGTGGATCTCATTCAACAGAACAATCCAGAGGTGGATGATCTCGTTGCAAGGATATTACAGAAGCTTCCTCCGCTTGGAGGTGGAAGTTCTTGGTCTGTAAAAGATATGCCCGGATACAAGGAATCCCTCAATGGGTATGTATTCGGGATAAAGAACAAGAAGGCGGGTTTCTATGATCCGCTATCTCTTGGCATAGTGGGTGGAGGAGAAGAAGAAGTGCCTTACACTAGATTGATAGACACCGATGGTGACTTTAAGTATGTAGGTGAAGCTAATCCGGGTACAGCTTCAAGTGCTGCCTCTTGGAGAATAAAGCGTATTGAATTCCTTGTAGGGGATGATATAGAAATAAAGTGGGCTAATGGGTCTGCAACTTTTGATAGAGTGTGGGATAACCGCACAAATGAAACTTACTCGTAGGAGATAACAATGGCATTAGATGCAACTAAATGGCAGGTCAATACTGACAAGTCGATCGAATATATCGGTGGCGACCACGGTACTGCCACTGCTAACTATGTAACCGTTCTTGAGCTTCACCGTTGGCTTCAGGACTTGGCAGATGATGCCTCTGTTCTAGATCACGGTAATGATGACTTCATGGACATCACCACCCTCAATCCTTCTGATAAGTCGTTTGATACGATCATTAACTTGGTCAACGGCTACTACCTTGACGAGCTAAGTGCTACACCGGCTGTAGAGTTTGTCTACGGTGGTTCCATCATTCAGAACAACGGTTCTGGCGAACAGATCTTTGACGGTATCAAAGTGGTTGCCGCAGAGGGTTGTGTGGTCAACGTAATTCAGGACAATACTGTACTGAGTAACAAATTCTGGAACTCAACACCTAACGGAGAGACTTTACCGGGCATCAACCGTAACCTTGCAAACGGTGTGTGTATGCAGTTCATGGTCAAGGTTAAGGACTCCGGTGCTAACATTGACAACACCTCCCTTATCTTCACAACACGGGAATGGGGCTACACCTATTCAGAGTTTCGTATTCCTGCAACTGGTCGAGGTGAGAACACCGTACCACTGACCTACGCAGAGGATTTGAACAACGCGACCATTATCGGTGATCTGATTTCTGCGCCGTTTACCGGCATCAGCAACACCAATGAAGGTTATATTCTGATTGACCTTCAGAACGGTGATGGCTCACAGGGTTACTACTCTGCATGGGACAGAGGTTCTGCGACAATCAACCAGTTCTATGAGTACATGAAGTACATCACCCGTAACGGTGAGACTACTACCCTGTACGGATTGGCCGGTGAAAGATTCCGTGGTATTACACATCAGGTAGCCTATACATCACTTTCTGGTGGTACTTTTGCTGACTCCACCTCAGTATCATGGGGTTCAGGTGCAACAGCCGGTACAGGTCAAATTCTGGCCGATGATGGTTCTGCAACCATGTGGATTCAGTTGCTTACTGGCGCACCTCCTGTTGCTGCACTGACCCTGACTCAGGGCGGCGTTACAGCCACATCAGGCACAATCACTGAGCGCACCCTGTCTACCCCGATGTGTGGTGCTTCCACTGGTTCTTCCTTGGTTGGTGCTTACGGTTTCAACCTTGAGTATGCTGATCTGTCGGTCAACGATAAGATGGTTGCTCTTGACGGTACAACCCGTCAGCCTCCTAACAACGTACAGTTTACCGTTGGTGGTATTGCTTCTGGTTATCGTGTACTGGTTGGCCCTGAAGATGGCGCAAATGGTTTGAAATACGATCAGCTTTCTAACACAAGCCTACTTAACGGAGCGACTGTTACTGCTGTGCAGGTTGATGAGGCAATCCCTGCTAACACACCAAGCCCAACAGGTACGATCCGTATTCAACGTGCAGATGGTCAGTACACTCGTCACCCTTATAGTGCGGTAGATACTGGAACGAGGACTTTCACCATTACATCGCATGACTTTAGTGGCAATACTGCTGCTGCCGGTGCTAATGTGTTTATTTCCTACATTGACGATGCCGCATCAGGAACAACCATCAGCTACAACACGGTACAGACTGTAACGCAGACTTTGTATGTAGAAGCTCGATTTGGCGGGACTGGCCCTAACTATACTGACGCAATTAAACCAGCAAGGTCTACTGGTACACTCGGTAGTACCGGCGGTTCTGCAACACTGTCGCCTGTATCTGATGCCTGATTGTGGTGGGTGTACGGCTTGTTGTACTGCTTTTATTATAAAGGCGTTAGACAAGCCAGCCCATTCACAATGTCAGCATTGTGATAATGGTTGCTCAGTACATGACTCTAAACCTGCTGAGTGTGGCCAATTTAATTGTGCTTACATTCAGTCAGGGATAGATAACATAAAACTAAGACCGGACAAGTGCGGGGTCATATTTGAAATGCTAGATGATAAGACATTCTTTGCTACGGTGATAAAAGGAATGGAAATATCAGATTTAGCTAAAAGACAAATGGATGACTTTGTACGTCAGGGATATGTGGTTAAGGTAGCAATAGGCTAATGGCAACATACAGCACAGATTTAACAACTGCGACTAACGCTGAAAGCGGTACTTGGACTGAGTTTAGCAGTGCCAACTCCGGTGGTACGCCTGCTGCTGATGGCGAAAACTTTATTCAAGGTACTGACTGTCGTTCTCAAACTACAGGTACTAAATCAGGTACAGCAAACCCTAAGTCTGTTGTTTATCAACACGGTTCAGATTTGGCAACTGGCTGGACATCAGGTGATGCGTTCTTTATCTGGACGTTCTATGCGGTTGGTGCAAACCTTTATGACTTTGACCAGACAACCTACTCTGGCTATGAGATAGGCATTGGCGCTGATATAACCAATGTAGACAGGTACTTTGTTGGTGGCGCTAACTGGGGTCGTAACCCTTACGGTGGATGGGCTAACTTCGCTGTAGACCCTGAAGCTACTGCGTCTACTACTTATGGCAGCGGTGGCGCTGGCTACCAGTACATTGGCGGTATTGCCTATACCATCAACGCGATCTCTAAAGGTACACCTCATGCTGTTGATGCGATCAGATACGGCAGAGGCCAGATCAGCGTTACAGGTAGTGGCGGTACATTCCTTGAGCTTGCGCAGTACAACGACTACAATGCAGGTGGTACACCTCCGGGAACATCATCTACTTCGGTAGATTCAGGTAGACACAGGCTTGGGCTGTTTCAGGAATCGTCAGGTACTTACCTCTGGAAAGGGCTTATGTCGTTTGGTCTTTCCGGTACGTCAGTGACATTCAGTGATTCAAACGAAACAATCATTATTGAGGACTGCCCTCATACCTACGCTTCCTTTAACAAGGTCGAGGTTAATAACGCCAGTTCTTCTGTAACGTGGAACAGTATTACATTCATTGCCACAGCCTCTACTGCTAATGGCAAAGGCCAGTTTGAGATGGTCGATAATGCGACTGTCAGCATGACTGGATGTAGTTTCAACAGTATGGACTCATTTACTTACCTGTCAAATGCCACAGTAACGGGCTGCAACTTTAACGGCTGCGGTGTGGTGAATGTAGGCGGTGCGAACTTCTCTGGCTGCTCATTTAACTCATGCGCTCCTGTGACAGCAAGTAGTCCTGCTAATGCTGCTCTGGTGACTAACTCTGACTTTGTATCTTCAGGTACAGGACATGGGCTAGAGATCACAGGCACAGCAGCAAACATGACGCTGACTAACTGTAACTGGTCTGGTTATGCAGCTACTGATGGTTCTACAGGCAATGAAGCGGTCTATGTAAACATTGCTTCAGGATCGATGAACCTGACTATTGATGGCGGTACAACGCCTTCTGTGAGAACAGCCGGTGTTTCTGTTACAGTTATCTCCGGTGCGGTGACAGTTACAGCCAGAACGGTGACTGAGAATGGTACGAATATTCAAGATGCTAGGGTACATCTGGAGGCGGCGAGTGGAGGAGTATTTCCCGTTGCTGCTTCTGTTACTATCAGTAACAGCGGCACAACTGCTACTGTTACTCATAATTCTCATGGTCTTGCCACCAACGATAAGGTAGTAATCAGAGGTGCATCACTGAATGAGAATCTAGGAGTTCACAGTATTACGGTGACAGACACAAACACCTATACTTACACAATGTCGAGTGCTCCGGGGTCAAGTCCTACCGGAACTATAACTTCAACCTTTGTTGTATTAAATGGATTAACTGATGTAAACGGAGAGATAAGTATGAGTCGTGTATTCTCAGGTAATCAGCCTGTAACTGGTAGGGCTAGGAAATCTTCTAGCGCACCTTATTTTAAAAACGCTAACCTGACAGGTACGGTTAGTTCATCAACTGGTGGTAGCTTTACTGCCGTAATGATTTCGGATGATTAATAATGGCTATTACATTAAGAAACGTAAAGGGTTCTGAATTAACCCACAACGAACTGGATCAGAACTTTATTGATCTGCGTGATGGTGTAGCACTACAGATTCCAAAGGCGCAGAACTCAGGTATCAAGGTAGATTCTCAGGGTACACCTACCTACCCTTGGCATGACCTGATCGGTACATTGAATGTCTATGGTGATGTTGGTGATGCTACAAGGGCTGTCTACAGGGGCGGCATTAAGGTTCTACAGTGTGACGTATTAGATCAGGCATACGTTGACTTTCATATGCCGCATGACTACTTGATGGGGTCTGATATTCATATACATACTCACTGGTCACATGACTCAGCTACCGTAACAGGTGGTTCGGTGACTTGGGCGTTTGAAATGATTTACTCCAAAGGTCACGGACAAAGTGCTTTCTCTGCGCCGGTTACTTCGTCTGTTATACAGAGTGCCAGTACAACACAATATCAGCACATGGTAGCTGAGACATTGGCCTCGACTTCTGGCGGTGCTGCTGACCTGTTGGACTCTGATTTAATTGAGCCTGATGGATTGATTCTGTGCAGGGTGTATCTTGACTCTAACGATATTACTGACTCTGTGACGCAACCTAGTCCATTCCTCCATGCAGTAGACATACATTATCAATCTACCACTGTAGGTACTAAACAGAAATCACCTGACTTCTGGACGTAACACATGGCTACGCTCTATGTAGAAATTGGGTATGCTGCTGACGGGTACGTCCAATCAGGTCTATCGGTCGATTGGCTGAATAAGATTGTCTATGTGCCTCAGACATTCCTCACGTTTATTGGTGGGCAGGTATATCAGTTAGACACCTATAACTTCAAGATTGCCATAAACGACATTGAGGACTCTGAGCAGGGTACTGTCTACCCTCAGATATTAAATCACAATACATCAATCACCCTCGGGGGTATTGAGTATGCTCGTATTCTTGAGGTTGTAAATGGGTACACAATCACGTTTGAGGAAACTGGAACACCGTATGTTGTCAATCTTGTGGGTTCTAATAACAACATTCTCGATGTTACTAATCTCGGTACTGTCCAGATAAGGTCGAACAACTCAGCCGGTTTGATTAACGTGCGTGAGGTTCAGTTCAACACGTTCTCTGGTGCGGTGTATATTGATCAGGCAAACGGCTCTACTGGTACTGTCTACCCGAAAGGCACTCCGCTTGATCCAGTGAATAACTTTACCGATGCGGTACAGATTGCAGCATCAAACGGGTTTGACACGATACAGATTGTGAACAATGCAACGCTTGGGGCAGAGGCTAATGTGGCAGGCTATAAGATAAGAGGCCAGAACGCTTCACGCTCTACCATTACTGTACAGGCAGCAGCAGAGACAACTAACTGTGAAATCTTTGAGGCTACCGTAACAGGGATACTGGATAACGGTATTGTGGTCAGGGATTGTATTATTGATAACGTGAACTACATCAATGGCATTTCATACAACTGTATGCTGCGTAATACTATTCGTCTTGGCGGTGTGACTCCTGCTTATTTTCTGAACTGCTACTCTGCGGCTAGTTCTGATGAAGATTTACTCATGCCGGTGATTGATTTCAATGGCGCTGATGATGGTCAGAATACCTCAATGGCTATACATAAATTCTCTGGTTACATTGAGCTGACAGAAAAAACAGGCGGCTCTAATGCAATCCTTGATCTGACCAGTGGTGAAGTGATTATTGATTCAACCTGTACCAACGGTAGTATATCGTGCAGGGGTGTAGGTGGGGTGGTAGATCACAATCACGTTAAGATGCCATCAGGTACTTACAATGGTAATCTTGTTCTGGATAATGATCTGGTATATGGTGAGTGGTTATATGAAGTCTGGAAGACGTTAGGACTCGATCCTGTTAATCCAGTAGACCCCCCAATGACTAAGGGCGACTTCCTAGCCCTTAAATAAAAAGGGGAGCATAAAGCTCCCCAAATCTTTAGTAAGTCTTCACTGCAAACCTGAATCGATTATCTATTTCAGGCACTAGCGTAAGGGTATCAAACCACTTACCTAGGTAGTTGAGCCACCAATCCTTAGGATGCACTGTAATGTGTGCAGGGCTTCCATCAGATAGTTTATGTGTATCAAGTGCAATCGCTATTGCAAAGAACACCTTATCACCATACTGTAGCATCTCATCAATGTAGGCAGGTATGTTACCTTCCGGTATATGCTCCAGTACATCCGTATTGATTATCCAATCAAACTTCCCCTCAGGCTTTATATCCCTCCCCATGACGTAAGGATCGTACTGGTACTTGATCTTTATTGGAAACTTATCAAGTAACTGACTCTGACCGCATGAGTAATCCAGAACACTCTTAGCGTCTTTAGGTCTGTGGTTCCAGATGGTATCAACCATTTGCTCACTACTTATACCGTACCTGCCTCGACTGTGTAACTTACGATATTCGTTTCCATAATCAATCATCTAACCCTAACCTCCAAACCATTGCTTGCGCCCATATGTAGCTATCTGCTACAACCCCGCCTATCGGCATGTACCCAGATCTTATACTTGATATAACTTTATCCTGAAGATCTTTGGCATTCTTACCAACCACTATTATGTACGTTTCCAGTTCTTGTCCCTTCTTAACATCTTGCATATCTCCATAGCCTCCTCTTTGCTATACACCAGACAGCTTACTGCATCTATGTTTGTAAAGTGATTGATTAATGCCCAATACCTATTATTACCGCACTGAACTCTGTACCTCACTTGAGATCCAAACACCCTAGGCTGTAGACAGGCTTCTCCCTGCTCCTTGCAGTCCTCCCACCATTCATCTTCATCAACCTGAGCGATGATCAGTGGATAGAGTAGACCCTCCTTCTCCATGCTATTAATCACTGAACTGTAGAAATCTTCACTCTGTACCTTAGCGAAGGGTTCTAACATATCCAGTGGTAACATTATGGCATTCTCGGAATGGTACTTGCTCTCAAGTATCCCATCACCTATTTCGCTTACCTTGTTTGGCATTGAACCATTTCCTCATCTCTTTACAATATCCACTACCTGCGCTGAAAGACTCAACCATCAGAACATCAACCTCGGTGTATCCGAGTTCCTTTAAAGCCCTTACACGATTATTACCACAGGTAACAAAGTACCCCGCAGTTTCATCAGGTATCGACTCGTCAGGCTTTAAGAACACACTCTGTAGGTTTATAAACTTCCTCCAATCACCATGCGTCACGGCTACGACAACTGGAGGATACTCAAGCGGCTCTGACTCTACAGAAGCTTTGATCAGCCTGTAGTCATCCGGGTGACTAGGTGGGACTGTAATGCTTACCTCATCAATAGGGAGGGTGGCATTAACCAAGTCCTGTCTGATAGGGTAAGCCCTCATGACCAATCACCTGTATCTTTATGATCTCTTCTATAGAATCCCTCACCATAAAGCCTAAAGCTTTGACCGGATGCACTCATTTTCTTCTCCGTGTTCACACCACCACATTCAGGGCATATCGCTATACCTTCCTTACCTATCCATAACTTTTCAAATACAACCTCGCAATCATTGCAGGTGTAGTCAAAAATTGGCATTACGACCTCCTCTCTTAAGGTTAGCGGCATTAGGCAGAGGTTTAACGTCACAGCTTACATAGAATACATAATTGTCCTTTGCGTACTGAGCGATGGCATCTGCACAGGCATCCCAACTCGATGTCGGTAAGGATAATGCATTATAACTACGCATATCCACCCTATCATAGTGTGATGGGATATTAAACCATACGGTATCTGCCATTACATTACCTGAAACAATTGCCAACATCATAATTAACTTCTTCATTTGTTATCCCTCTCAAAGTACCTATCAAACCTTTCTCTAACTTCCTTCAGTAAAGCTACAAATCCTGCATTAATCAGCAACGCTTTCTCCTCATCTGTAGCAACAAGTTCAAAGGATGCAGAACCATCCTCATGCTCTACGAATTTCTCTACCTTCATTTAAGCCTCTCCTCTACATACCAATTGTAGTTATTGTGAATGTCTGCGGGTGTTTCATTCAACCTAGCATACAGTGCCGTTACAACTTCCTGAGCAGACTTCCACTGATAGTCGGCCATCTTTACCATGACCCTGTGTAACTCCTTGCGTACATCTTCGCAGTTCACTCAGTTACCTCCACAGTGATCTCCTTGATCTTAACGCCCTTCAGATTGAAGAACTCAATAGGCTGTCGTTCAATGGCTCGTTCTACCGTTGCATCTGGAAGACCAGACTTAACACGTGCCTTGATTGTATAAGTGATTTCTTTAGTTTTCATGTCCACAGATCTCCTGTAAGTGTTGATTTAGAATATTCGGTACTACGTTTTTCAAAGAAGTTGTCATGAGATACACCATTAAGCACCCAATCCAACCAATCTAAGGGGTTCTCCTTAATCCCATAGTTAGGTTTAAGCCCAAGTTGCAAGAGTCTACGGTCGCAGATGTACCGGATATACGTCTTAACCTCATCCGCTTCAAGCCCCTCGATCCCACCTTCTGCAAACGCCAGATCAATGAAGTGGTCTTCGAGTCTAACCATTTCCCTCGCAATGTCATATAGTTCTTTCTTGAAGTCATCAGTCCAAATCCAAGGATTCTCCTTAATAAATTCCCTGAACAACCAGAGCATACCGTCAACGTGCAGGGACTCATCACGTATTGACCACTCTACAATCGTACACATGCCCTTCATCTTATTGAACCTCTGGAAGTTCATAAGTATAGCAAAAGATGAGAACAATTGCAAGCCCTCTGTGAATGCTGAGTAGACGGCTATTGATCTTGCTATCGATTCCAGATACTCGTTAGATACGAAGCCGTCTGGAAACTTCTCTTCTTCACAGTTGTCGTTATCGTATTCGATTTCAAAACAGGAAACATACTTGTGCTTTTCTTGCATTTCCTTGAACGAGTGAAACGCCTGATACTCAGCCTCAGGTAGCCCAATGGTGTCGAGAAGTAACGAATAGGCATGTTGATGTACACCCTCCATATTTGCAAAAGAACCTAGCATCATTCGCAATTCTGGAAGAGAGAATACAGGGATATACTTCTCGTAATAACCCTTTGCAACATCTACATCACCTTGCGTAAAGAATCTGAAGATCTGAGTAAGTAGGTTCTTCTCACTCGGATTCAGTTTGTTGTTCCAATCGAAAACATCTTGATGAAGTGGAACTTCTTCAGGTAGCCAGTGCATCTTCTGCTGTTCATTGTAGAACTCAAACGCCTTGGGGTAATCCAATGGCTTATAGTACCCTCTAGTTCCAAGTATGTTACTCATCGTCACTCCTATCATACCTTACAATGCTTTCATCAAATGCTAGAACCTTCTCTGCAAATTCAAGAGAGAGAGTCCAACCAGTCACATTACCCTTACCGTCAATTATCAGATATATCTTATCCATTTATATCTCCACTCGCAGGTATGCACACAGACCAACCATCCTTAAGCCTTCGTTCAACATGACGTTGCTGTTCAATACATTCGGCTTGTGTAGGGAAGTTGAATCTATAGAGATTAACACAACTACCCACAACCATCCCACTACATACAATTAGACTATACATACTGGTAATCCTCCAAAACTAACTTATATGCACTTACCAACTCCTCTATATACTTTAAGTCTTTAGACTTGTCAGGGTACTTTACAGGGTAGTAGAGTCCATCACCTGCAAGCATCTTCTCATAGACACCTACATTATATTCAAGAATCTCCTTCACCAACTTGTCTGCATAGTCATCGTCTATCTCTATCTTCATATCAAGCCTCGCAACTTAAACATTCATTCTCTGTAAGGTACATACGTTCAACCTTCTGGTTCAGGTTCTCTGCCCTACGAGCAGGTGCTGAACGACAGTAGTATAAGGTCTTGAGTCCCTTCTTCCATGCTCTAACATGCAAGTGGCTGAAGTCCTTAATGTCCATCCCATAGGGGATGAAGATGTTGATGGATTGACTTTGACAGATAAAAGCCTGCCTATCTGATGCATGGTCAATGATCCACCGTTGATCGATCTCGTCTGCTGTTTTAAAGGTATCACGCTCATAGTCGTCAAGCTCCTTAAGATGCTGTACACTTCCACCGTTTGAAATAATACCCTTCCACACCTCCTTAGTATTCATGCCCTTATCTTCAAGTAATCTCTCAAGATACTTATTCTTAACCAGATAACTGCCTGATAGTGTCTTGTGAGTGAATGCATTAGCTTTCCAAGGCTCCACACTAGGAGAAGTATTGGCAATAATACTAGAACTGGCATTAGGAGCAATGCTGAGAAGGTGAGCATTACGAAGCCCACTACCGACCACATCAGGTGCTTCGCCTCTCTCAATCGCCAATGTGTATGACCCACGTACAGCTTCCTCCTTAATGTGTTTAAATATCTGCAAGTTCAAGCTTGTAGCCAGTGCGCTCTCGAATGGCACTCCACGCCGTTGTAATAGTGCATGGAAACCCAACGTACCTATGCCAATAGATCTCTCCTGAGATGCGCTGTAGACAGCCTTAGGCATGTTCTCTGCATTCAGAATAAAGTACTCAAGTACATTATCAAGATACCTAACAACATCAGGAATGAAATTAACGTCAACTTTCCACTCATCCCAATTTTCGAGGTTAAGTGAAGCCAAACAACATACAGCCGTTCTATCGGTTCCAGTAGGAAGTGTAATCTCAGAACACAGGTTAGACTGCAAGATTCGTAAACCCTTATTGCGTTGACCTTCAGGTAATCTCTTATTTGAAGTATCAATGAAATGCAGATAGGGTTCTCCCGTTGTGGCCCTAGTGTTGATGATCTTTTCCCACAAAAGCTTAACAGGAACAGTGCTGACCACATGACCACTGTTAGGGTCAACAAGATTCCAAGTAGGGTTACTGCCATTTAAAGCCTCCTCAACTAAATCCATAAAGTCGTCAGTAATGTTAATACCGTGATGTAGATTAAGGCACTTACGATTAACATCACCTCCGGTTGGTTTTCGCATTTCAATAAATTCAATGATCTCAGGATGCGATATATCCATGTATGCGGCGTATGACCCCCTTCTAGTCTTCCCTTGATTAAAGGCAAGCATTTGAGAGTCCACCACATGCATAAAAGGTATGGAGCCAGTACTAACACTACCGGAAGAAGTACTAGCCCCATCAGAACGAACATGACCCCAGTATCCACCGATACCACCTCCATTACTGGCTAACCATATATTCTCCTCGTAGTGACTTGCCAAGCCTTGACGAGAATCTGGTACATAGTTCAGGAAGCAACTGATAGGTAATCCAATCGACTCCCCATCGAAATACTCCTCTGAGAACCCACCGTAGGTCTTACGGTAAGGTGCATTAGATAACGTAGGTGTAGCCAGAGTCATCCAGAAGTTAGTTGTATACTTGAACATACGGTTAGCGTGTTCTTCATCATCTGCAAAAGCTGTACACGCTCGTCTGAAGGCATCTTCAGGGCAAGTGTCATGTCGTTGCAGGTAACGATCATTCAGCGTATCTCTTGCAAAATCAGTTAGATCCATTAAATGCCTCCATAGCTGTTGGGTATAATGTGCGGAGAAAAGCCTCTATAACCTCCGCATAAACTCTTATCTCGTACTGTGATGAGGGGTGCAGTCTCTCTTTCAGGAACTTCATCCAGTTAAGAAGGTTGGCGGTTGCAAACATATGACTGTAGGTACTAACAGGCATTACAGATCTTGCTAACTCTCTAGGGCATCCCTCTTCAATAAGCTTATGGTATACAGCAAGAGAACCTTCATTACACATACGCATCAAGTCTCGAAGTTCCTTTGCGTTCTTGTGTACTTCATCTGTACGCATCTGCTTATTATCTGTACTCTGCGTTGTGATAGATCCTTCATCCGGTAGATAAAACTCAAGAGGAAGTTCCCTATACCTTGCAGATACCTCATTGTAACTCTGTGTCCTATGCCGCATCCACTGACGTAGTACGAAGATAGGAGCTTTGATTTCAAAAGTAACAGAGCAGGATTCAAAAGGACTTGTATGCCCATTCTTCCAGAGGTACTTGATCAGCCGCTTGTCTGACCCTGAATCCTCACCTGCTCTCCATTCGGCATCGTAAGATACCCTTGCGTTCCTAACGATGGATAGATCATTACCCATCCAATCCACAAGGCGAACAATGCCATGATCCAATACACATACCTCATCGCTCACCGTTATACTCCTCAATCAGAAAATCAATGTAGCTACGAGCCTTAAGCAGATCTTCAAGACCATTCTTGTTCTTGTACCTGCTTACATACTTAATAACATTACCTTCACAATACCCAAGTCCGTTTGACAGAATGTACTCTATAGGTTCGATCCCCATAACTTCGTAGTGAGTACCACCGACTTGTTTCATATCTTAGCCCTCTCCAGTAATTCCTGATAAGTACTCTCAGGTCTTTTCTTCAACTGTTTGATGAACCAACGAAGTGAAGTATAACCAACTCGTATAGTTCTTTCAGATCGGAAGTAGCCATGAGTAGGTACTGCCTTGACTAACTCCTTATCTGACTTGCCTTCGCACATCTCTTCAGACAACAGACGATCCTTAACATACTGTACAGCCATAAACCTAGCTAATCGTCTTATTGCTTTACTCTTTCTCGAATTCATCAACAGCCTCCTTATATATCTCAATAAGAGAAACAACCTCACTCGCAAGTATGTCATGCTCAACCATTGCTCTGAAGATACTGATGAAGTCCGACTCTTTCACCCAAGGTATATCAACAGGATGTTGCATAACACTATCATCATATATTAGAATCATCTGAAGTCTCCATCACCTTTTATAACATCTCTATTCTGCCTATCAATTAACTTATCCCTATTGTGTATAAGTATCTCTGACATAGGCCAACCGTAGTAATCGGAGAGCCTAGCGACAAACCACATGATGTCACCAAGCTCTCCCTTTGCTCTCTTTAAAAACTCTTCAGAACCATAATCACCCCTATGATACTTTGCGGCGGCACTCATAAACTCGCCGACTTCACCAATGATACCTGCCGTTAAATACTGACCCTCCCTATCTATAGGATAACCAATTGTTGATCTGGTGAACTCTTGATAAATATCTACATCCATCAGTGTAACTCCTTACCTTCAGACATACTATTAAAGAAGTCCGATACTTCATCAAACTCAACAGAGCCGATTGCATCATACAGAACATCATCATCAGTTGCTATCAAGTAGTACAGCACCATTACGAAGCTTCTCAATGTATCATCACCGTGAAACTGATCTATCGTCAGACTGATTCCACCATCTTCAAAGAAGGATATTGAGTGAACCGAGTTATCCATAGTTTTCCTCCAAATACCGTAAGCTTACAGGAAGTTCGTCAAAGTGACCATCTTCCACTTCATTCAACATCCAAACTCCAGACCAAGAACCATTAGTCTGAGGATTCAGATAATCCTCATCATGTCTGTAGCAGATACCAGAGAATAGACCAGTGAGGTATTTGCCATCACCTCGCTTTGCGTAGGCTATATCCCTATCCTGAACATGACCCATAACACATGACATCATCTTCTTTGTAAGTAAAGCCCTTGCACTTGTAACTGGCTTACCCATTACGCCAGAAGTAAAGTAGTGACAGAAAGCTACCCCTTCAATTATCACAGGCTGCAGGAAAGGGTGAACTTCCCAATCACTCAGGTTAAAGTCTTCAGTCTTCAGAAGACCATCAAGCTTTGCATCATTCTCTATAGCTCTCCTTATTCTATCTTCATGGTTACCGATAGTGAATACCAAGCGTGGGGTATACACTTTCTTTTTATTGTTCTTCTGTCTACGTTGCATAGACTTCAAAGGCTTTAGAAGAACATCCATTGCTTCATTACCTGCCTTAATATCCTCTACATATCTCCTCCCTTCAAATGACTTCTTACCAACATCGTATGAACTGAGACTAGGCATATCCCAGTGATCACCTATATGAACTACAACGTCAGGCTTCTTATCTACAATGTACTTACCAACCCATTCAAGATGCTGTACGCTTTGGTTTGGCTTTACCTGAGTATCCGGTATAACAACAATTCTCATAGTTTCCTCCAAGGAAGAAGTTGAAGAGGTTGATCATCTGTTCTTCATCCCTTCCAGTGTATTTAATAAATCCTCTGCATCCCTCAAATGACCAATTGTATCCATTATCTCGGTCAAGATAAGATCCAGATAAAATGATTGCAACTGCCTCTGCGAACCTGATAGCTGACTTAGAAGTGAATGCTGATAGTATACTGCGTTTAGTAATGCAGGCAGCTCCGCTTTCAACATCTCTAAGGAGTTCCTTAGACGAACCGATGTAGTCTCGCCACCCTGAATCGACCCAACTCCTTCCTCGCTTACTCCAGAATTGCTTTCTGCCAACGTAATACCCTCCATTATCTAACTCGATAAGGTATATGAAACCAAGCAAGTCATCGAGGTTAGTGTCAAGATCGATCCCAGTTAGATTCACCCAGTTATTCAAAAGTCCTTTACCTCTTCAACATTAGGAACTTTCACAACCTTGGTAAGATACTTCATACCGTTGGAGTATTTGAAAGCCCTCACTTCAGGGTAACAGCTACGCTTGAATCCGCAGTAACGACAGGAACTACCTAGCTTCATATTACCAGACATACCATCAGGTTCAGGACGGAATGAACGAGATGGAAGCTCAGGTGAATTCACTAATGCCTTCACTGTCTTAACCTTTTCATCAATGTCCATAATATCTGTATTGACCTTAAGCAGTGCAAGCTCTCCAGAGTTCTTATCCATTGCAAGAAATGCACCTTGGTTCTTGTTCAGAGCCTTGGCATATCCGCTGATCTGTGCAATGTATCCAAACGAATCGTTGTCAGCCAGTGTACCATCCTTGAACTTGTTGAATGCATATGAACTGGCACTCTTAACATCAACTACCACATCATCGATTACGGCATCCATATGACCCTTAATGCCATGAAGCTCTACCTCTTCCTGCTCATGCGTTACGGTGTGACCCGCTTCTTTTGCAAGGTATAGAAGGATCTCTTCAACGACATTACCGTACATGAATCGAAGCTTAAGTGGTGGAGGAAGATCTTCACCCTTCTCACCATTAGCCTCATACCACAATTGACGAGTGCAAGGTCTACCTACATTGGACATACGCAGTGTACCTTTACGCTCTTTCTGGTAGTTACGGATTGTATCAGCGATAATCTTCGATAGATTATCAGACAACTCTTTAACGTATTTCTCGGTAGGTTCAGCACCTTTGTCAAGTACGTTGTAGATGTCATCTATCAGTGTGTTTATCGTTTTCATAATGATCTCTCATGGCTTCAAGAGCCTCTGATAATTCCATAAAGTTATCTTGTATCCGGTTCAACCTAGCTATGTTAAACTCAACAAGCCTTATCAGGTTAGACAGGTTCTCTTTGAAAGGGTCGAACTCCCCTCCACTTCTCAGCTCGTCTGCTGAATAACTCATCTTCGTTTACCTCATCTCCGAATTTAGATCTGACAATAGCTCGTTCAAGTGCAACAGAGCCAGAGCAACAATCAGTACCTACGCCACCACCATCTTCAACAACAGCCAGATAACCTTCATCAGTTCTTTCAAGGAAGAAGTTAATATTACAGGCTTCAATCAGTTGAGACATATGCGCCCAGTACCTAGGTGTGTACTCCTTTATGCAGAAACAAAAATGGTGAGGTGGTTGCATCCTTGCGTAAAAGTCCTTGTCTGAATAAAACCAAGTTGGAAGCATCCTATCCTTAGCATCTCCGTACCTCTCAATAACGTATCCCAACGCTCTGAAAACCCAAGCATCCAATTTGTCTCCATCGAGGTCATCCACTTTAGTCATCTTCATCCACCTCATTAAAATCTAGTTCTGTGAAAGAGTCGAGGTAATAGTCACCGTTGAAATCGTCCATGTATACGTCAAAAGTATTACTAGGGTAAGGATACCCACCCCAGTTCTGAAGACCATGTAGCCGTTCCTGTAAGCTTACAGGTTCTTTCAGCCAATCGTCTTCACTCCTCTTCTTACGCATCCAATCACGATTCCTTAGCTTCCTCATCTCCACCCCGCATGGTTGGCAATACTTCTGGTTTGCACCACTTGGGATGAAAGATACCTTGCACTCTTCACAGACCTTCATGGCTTAGAATGGTGTATCGTCAGCCGGTGTATCAAACGACAGACTAGAACCACTGACAGGTTTGACATCACCTAGAACCTTAGCACCACGCACATAAGCCTTAACACCTGATCTGCCAGATACGTTCCACTCAGATACCGTGAATTCAATATCCATCTTAGCACCGTTAGGTACAAGACCCTCGAACTCACTACCAAAACGATCATAGATACGCATAGGATTAGGCGAACCATCACGTTTGGTAGGACTCTGGGTGAAGCTGTACATCAGGTTACCTTCCTTGTCTTTCTTGAGCTTCAAGCCGTGTGATTCCAGTACACGCTGTTGCTCATGATTAGGTAGGACAGTCAGTGACAACTTACCAAACTGATTCGGAGCAGTAGCCCAAACCCATTTAGTCTCAACACCCTTCAAAGTTTCGATTGCAATAACAGACATATTATCTCTCCTAAGTAAATTTGCAAACTGAGCCTATATTATAGCACAGTTGATTAGTAAAAGTCAACAACTTTCTAGTGAGTTTCACACCAATTCCTACCAACCTTAACATCACCGATGATTGGTACACTAACCTTAAGGAATTCTCCTGATTTGACAAAAGCTTCCAGTGCAAGTTCCGTAATCTCCTCCTCATCTTCAGGTCTTATCTCAAACTGGAACTCGTCATGCATATGCAAGATCTGATGTGCATCCAGTTTACGCTCCCTGATCCACTTGTTCAGGAACAACGTAGCAACCTTCACCACAATAGATCCACCGGACTGAAACATGGCATTGACGATTGCATGTTTTGATCTGATGAATATCTTACGACCATCAAGACCGTACAGGTATCCTCTCTCATCCCATACCCTTGTCACATGATCCCTGAACTCAGCCAGTGCGGTGTTACCATCCCAGAACGCATCGTACAGCCTCTTGGCCTCCCATATGGGTATGCCTAGTGTCTCAGCAATCTTGGGTGGTTGCGCTCCGTAGGTCATCGCATACTTGGGAGCTTTCGCACCATCTCGGTCAGTGCCAAATAGTACAGCATTCTTGGCGTGAATATCACCATCAATCAACTCGTAAGCATATGCCTTACCTCCAGTATAGTTATAACAATAATGAGCCTCCATCCTAGCCTCAAGTGCTGAAGCATCGCAACCTAGCATCAGTTTACCTTCAGGCACTCTGAACAGAGAACGCATCTCCTTACCGTAGACAACCTTATCGGAAGCCTTAGGTACGTTCACAACAATGCTGTGTCTGTACCTTCCGGTATTGGTAGCCTGTGGCATGGACTTAGCCTCAAGCCTACCGTCATCCCTCAACAATGCAATCCAACCTTTCTCATGTGGGTTCTTGATGTTGAGTATAGAATTCCTCCGGTGTTTCAGAATGTTGTACCTAGCTATCATCTTCGGTATCTCAGATTGAATAGAATCAAACGAGTCCTCAGTAAGCTTCGGTGACATCTTCTCGCCATCCTTCATGTTCCACTGTGTAGGAATCCACCCCTCGGATAAGAGGTAATCCTTGACTTGTGGACTTGAATTCAGGTTCATTGGTATCCAACGTATACGAGTGAAAGCACCACCAACATTAGGAGCTTTGTCACCATACCAATCCCATACCAATTTCTTAAGCTGACCATTCTTCTTGAACGGTGCTTCAACTACAACACCATGCTGTGATGCGGTGGGTGGTACGAGTTGTATGACCTTGTGGTTAATGCACTCCATCTCGTCATCTATCTCAGCACACAGATCATACGCCAGATCAGTATCGAACAGCACCCCTGTTAATTCCTGCCTTGCCTGAATCAGAGCTATGTTGTGTTCTACCTTGATAGCCGTGTTCCATTTCCCAAAGTAATTCATCGTATATTCTCCTCGTCACTCTCACATCTTGCAGACAGTAGTCAAGCATCTCTTGTGAGAACTTATCAAACTCATGGAAGTCTCCCTTATGGAAACTCATAACCCTACCCCAACCTGCCAAGCTATGCCCCCACTGTCGGTCAGGGTAAAACAGTGAAGATAGTATGAACGTATCGGTAATCCTATCAACCATTGAATCTACCGGCAGTCTGAGTAACTTCTCCATTACAGGGAAATCATATCCCATACCGTTGTGATAAATTAATTCCTCGGCACTTTCAATTAACTGCCTATGTTTTAAGAAACTAAGAAGTGTAGAATTCTTAGGTAGCCTAATGTCAGAGTCTCCGGTGTGCGATATGTACCAGTGGTTATTGTCGATGTCATAATTGACCATACAATGAATAACACTGGCATCATAAAGCAAACCATCACACTCTATGTCACCTACAAGTCTCATTTTATTCTACCTCCACTCCAGTGCAACACCTGATGCCCATCGACCAACATCACAACATCGCTAACACCTGCACTTGCAGGGTCGAAATCGTACATCAGGCATCCCTCGTCAGACACTACACTGAAGATACCTGTATCGCTCTCATATGCTAATGCAGTATCACTTGGGAACACCTCAACGTCAGTTAATACGTTACTATAATACACTTTCATAACTATCATACATCATCCCCTTCAAGTTGGATTGAGTAGTGCCGACCAGTTATCGGATTATACTCACAGGTATCGGCAAGCCCTGTGTAACCCCATTCCCTATTCTTCAGAACCCTGATCTGACTGATGTTCTGAGAATCTTCTGCCTGTTGATTTCGCTCAAGGGCAAGGACATTCCAAGACAACTGCTCAAGTGCGGCAGACCCACGAAGATCATTCAATGATACTTGACCACCTTCATTGAAAGAAGTTCCACCAGTTCTCTTCAAATGTACGATTGATATGATACCAACCCCTGTCTCATTAACGAATGCGGCAAGCTTGGTCATCAGCATATCGATCTCCTTGCGCTCATCTGTTGTTGCAAGACCGGATATTACCATACTCAAGTGATCTAGCACGATGAAGTCACAACGCTTAACAACAGCTAGGTATCTCATCTTATCCATCAGGTCATCTGCCTTGATAGAACCGAAGTGCTTCAGAAACCAGAACCTGTCATTATTGACTAGCTTGTTGAAGGACTTCTCTGCCTCGTCACGATCAACACTGGTATGATCTGCCCTTATACGAGCTACAGGTCTATTCAGATCCATAGCGACATAACCTAGCAGTGTCTTTTCATAACCCTCCTCCAAGAAGATATTACCTATCCGCATCTTGTGATGATTGAGCAGGTGATACACGATCTCCCTAGCCATTGTTGACTTACCAATACCAGAACCTGCCGTAAGTGTAGTAAGCTCTCCCTTACGCAATCCACCAAGCCTCACGGTAAGTTCTGGGTAGGGTAAGGAGTATCCCTTTGCCGATGATTTGAAGATGTCATCAAAGCTGACCTCGCTACCA